CTGGCGGATACCGTCCACCAAGGGCACACGCGAGCTTGCCACCGTGAGCATCGATACGAATTTCTGGAAGACCTTTGTGGCCGACCGCATCGCCACGGGCATGGGCGACGGCGGAAGTTTGAGCCTCTTTGGGGCGACGGGGCAGGATCACCAGCTTTTGTCCGAGCACCTGACCAGCGAATATCGCATCCGCACTCAGGGCCGCAACCGCGTCGTGGACGTTTGGAAGGGCCGCGTCAACGTCGTGGACAACCACTGGTTCGATTGTCTTGTCGGCTGTGCCGTGGCCGCGTCGATGCTCGGCACAAGTCTTCCGGGCATGATGAACCACCTTGTCGATGACCGCAAGCCTTTGAAACTGTCCTCTTTGATTCGGAGATAACGATGACAGACAACGACAGAAAACCATTGAAGCTGAGCGAGCTTTCCGGCGACCGCGACGAGCGCGGATTGATCTGCAAGAAATGCGGTTGCCGCCAGTTTGACGTGAAGCATACCCGGCGGGGCGACGGCTACATTCTGCGCGAGCGCAAGTGCCGCAACTGCGGCAAAGTGGTCTGGACCAACGAGAAGATATGGGCTGACCCGCAGAATGTGGCATTAGTGCCTCGCGGCGGGCTGGCGCCTTGACGCACCCTTTACGATGTATGGTAGGATGCTAAGTAGATAACTGAATACTACCCAAAGGAACAGGGCTTGATCGGTCCTGTGACTTCGGCGACGAAGCAATAGGCCCGTTGAGTTGCGCAACGACTCGGCGGGCCTATTTCTTTTGGGTCAGGAGCGTGGCTATGGCAGACAACTCGAACCAGATTGCGACCAACGCACTCTCACCCCGAAGGGCGGCCAGCGACAACGTGGTGGCGGAGCAGCACGGCATTCCCGACCAGATCAAGGCCGACCAGTACGCCGCCGCCTGCGCCGCGGTGCAGAACCCCACGCTTGACCATCCCGTTAAGGCCGACTTCCGGCTTGTCGAGGCGGACCAGGTCCGCACGACCGATACCAGCCTCTATGGTGTGCCCTGCGTCGATGGGATCAAGCTTGACCAGTACGGCAACCCGGAGAGCTACCACGTCCTGCGGGTGCATCCGGGCAACTATTCCTACTGGACGGGGACCATCGGGTTCCCGTGGGAATACGATATCTATCCCGCCGTGTCGATGATTCACTGGTTCCGCGCCGACCGGCCCGGCCAGCATCGCGGCATTCCCGAAATCACCCCCGGCCTGCCGATCCTCGCGCAACTTCGCCGCTTCACCCTGGCGACGCTGGACGCGGCGGAATCGGCGGCCAATTTCGCCCTGACCATCCAGACCAACGCCCCGGCCAACGGCGCTCACCCCGTTGTGCCGATGGACAGTTTCGAGCTTTCGCGGAACATGGCCACCACGCTGCCGGAGGGTTGGACGCTCGGCCAGACCGATCCGAAACATCCCTCGACGACCTATCAGATGTTCAAATGCGAATTGATCCGCGAGTACGCCCGCTGCATGGGCGTCCCGTATAACATCGCCGCCGGGGACAGCAGCAATTACAACTACGCATCCGGGCGATTGGATCACCAGACTTATTTTCGCATGGTCCGTATCGAGCAGTTGGAGTGCGAGGAGTTGGTGCTTGACCGCATCTTCGAGTGGTGGTTCGCCGAGGCGATCCTGGTCAGCGACTACCTGCCCATCGCGGCAAGGGCGCTACCCGACCGGCCTCACCAGTGGTTCTGGGACAATCACGAGCACGTCGATCCGTCCAAAGAAGCCAACGCCCAGGACACCAAGCTCAGGGATTACACCACGAACCTGGCGGAGGAGTGGGGCAAGAAGGGCCTGGACTGGAAGGTCGGCGTCACCCAGCGGGCCAAGGAGATTGCCTTTTGCGCGTCCCTTGGGATTCCGGCCAATCTCGGGCCGGGCATGTTGCCTGTGGCCACGCCGGTCACTCCCGGCGGCGCTCCCGCGCCCGATGTTGACGACGCTCCAAACAAAGACGAGGACGAGGAATGAGCTTCGCGCATAACTCAGTCACGACGAACGACGAGCCGCAGTGGGCGGATGTCGATAAGACCAAGCTCCCGCGCGAGGCGTTCGCCGAGATGGGCGACGAGGGCAAGCCCTCCACCTGGAAAGTCGCGCACCATTGGGTAAAGAACGGGAAAGACCCCGACGCGACAGGCCGCCCGACAGAAGGCCAGATGTATTTGCACAAGGGCAGCCTCGACGCAGCGGAGTCAGCGGCCAAAGACGCCGACCCGGAGGTCGTCAAGCACCTGGAGGCCCACCGCAAGGCGCTGGACACGCCGGGCGAGGCCAATTCAACGGCCAGCAATAACCTTGAAGCCTCCGCGCCGACGGACGGCCAGCTTTCGTTTGTGGCCCCGCTCAATCTGACCGCCGGGGCCGACGACGGCGGCGGGGGAAAGAGACTGCCCAGGTTCGACATCAACGCATACAACGGCGGGCCGATGTGCCTGGCCAATTGGGGCCTGCCCGTCGTGGTCGATTTGCAGGGGGTCCAGCATCATTCCCAGAATCTCCCCGTCCTCAAAGACCACCAGTACGCCGACGTGGTGGGCCACACCGAATCGGTCAAGGTGGGCAAGGCCATCGACATCGCGGGCGTCGTCTCAGGCACCGGCGCCGCCGCCAAGGAAGTCGTCGCCAACAGCAAGAACGGATTCCCCTGGCAGGCGTCCATCGGCGGGCGGGTGCTGGAGCGCCAGTACGTGCCGGAGGGTTCCAAGGTCAGCGTCAACGGCGCGGACCATCAGGGACCGATCATCGTCGCCAGAAAGTTCGCCCTGGGCGAGGTCTCCGTGACCGCGCTGGGCGCTGATACCTCGTCGTCAACAAACATCGCGGCCAGCGCAAAGAACGCTGCGCCCGCCAAGGAGAACATCATGCCCGAAACCGTCCCCCAAACCACTACCACCGCCCCGGCCAAGATCGAGGCAACCGCCGCCACAGCGCCGGCCCCCGATCAGATCATGGCCTCGGCCGCCACCGCGTACAAGCGCCTTGCCGAGATCGACAAGCTCTGCGGCAAGCACCCCCAGATCGCCGCCAGCGCCATCGAGAAGGGATGGGACTCCGAGCGGATCGGCACGGAGATCCAGCTTGCAGACCTGCGGGCCAGTCGCCCCAGCGCCCCGGCCGTGATCGTCCACGAGGGCGTTTCGGACGCCCGGACCATCGAGGCCTGCGGCCTTGTGGCCTCCGGCGTGCGCGACGACGCCACAATGGTCAAGGCATACGGCGAGAAGGCGATGGACATCGCACACAAGCACCGGGCGATGGGCATCCGTGAGTTCTTCGCCCTGTGCGCCAGCGCCGAGGGCAGACCCTTGCCGCCTTGGTCTACCGGCCCGAACGATTACATCCGCGCGGCGTTCAGCACCGTCTCGCTGCCGGGCATCCTGTCCAACATCGCCAACAAGGTCATGCTGGACAGGTACAACGGCGTGGACCAGGCCTGGCAGAAGTTCTGCAAGAAAGGCGTGCTTAACGACTTCAAACCGCATTTCCGGTACAGGATGACGGAGGACTTCAAGTTCAAGCCCGTCGGCCCCGATGGTCAGCTTCCCAATGTCCAGCTTGGCGAGCAGGCGTACCAGCTTCAGGCATCGACCGAGGGCGCGATCCTCACGCTCGGGCGGCAGATGATCGTCAACGACGATATGTCCGCTTTCGCCGATCTCCCGGCGCGGTTTGGCATCGGCGCCGGTGAAGGCATCGCCGAGACGGTCTACACGCCTTTGCTCAATAACCCCGGCACCGTCCAGGACGCGCAGGCCAACCCGCCGCAGACTCCGGTGGCGTTCTTCTCGACGACCAACAACAACTACCTGTCCGGCGCGGGCACACAATTCAGCTTCGCGGGCTTGTCGGCGCTGTACAACCAGTTCCTCTTGCAGACCAAGCCCAACGGCAGGCCGCTGAATGTCGAGCCGAAGATTCTGGTGGTCCCGACGCAACTGAAGCTGGCGGCGATCCAGATGATGAAGCAGACGCCGCTGATCGCCTCCATCGCCACCACCGGCACCAAGAGCACCGTCACGCCGTCCTTCAACGTCCTGGGCGACCTGTTCGAGGTCGTTTCCTCGCAGTACCTCAGCAACACCACGTTCAACGCCAACGCCCTGGCGACGGCTTACTACCTGTTCGCAGACCCGATGCTGCTTCCCGCCATCGAGGTCGGGTTCCTCAACGGCATCGAGCAGCCGGTGATCGAGCGGGGCGAGCCGAACTTTGAAATCCTGGGCATCCGGTTCCGGGCGTTCCTGGA